ATGACCGAATCCAGCGATTACGAATCCGTCCAGGTCTTTATCGGCGTTGATGTCGGTAAAGATACGCATCACGCTGTTGCCATTAATCGTTCAGGTAAACGCCTGTTCGATAAAGCATTACCCAACGACGAAAACAAACTCAGGTCGCTAATATCTGACCTGAAACAACATGGTCAGATACTGCTGGTTGTTGATCAGCCAGCTACCATCGGTGCGTTACCTGTCGCCGTTGCCCGCTCAGAAGGAGTCCTTGTCGGATACCTCCCTGGACTGGCCATGCGCCGCATAGCCGACTTACACGCCGGTGAAGCTAAAACTGATGCTCGTGACGCTGCCATCATTGCCGAAGCTGCCCGTACCCTGCCTCACGCGCTACGCACGCTGAAACTGGCTGACGAGCAAATCGCCGAACTCTCCATGCTCTGCGGCTTCGATGATGATCTTGCCGCACAGACAACGCAGGCCAGCAACCGTATCCGCGGCCTTCTGACCCAGATACATCCGGCACTGGAGCGCGTTCTCGGTCCGAGACTTGAGCACCCGGCGGTACTCGATCTTCTCCAGCGATATCCCTCACCAGAAAAACTCGCTTCGCTGGGTGAGAAGAAGCTGGCAGCCCAGCTCTGCAAACTTGCGCCTCGTCTGGGTAAACGCCTTGCAGCAGACATAGCTCAGGCACTGGCCGAACAAACCGTCGTCGTTCCCGGCACGAATGCCGCTGCCGTAGTACTGCCACGTCTGGCACTCCAGCTCATCACGCTGCGTAAGCAAAGAGACGAGGTGGCGCTTGAGGTAGAACAGCGAGTTCTTGCTCACCCTCTTTACCCGGTCCTGACCAGTATGCCCGGAGTCGGTGTCAGGACCGCAGCCAGACTCCTCACCGAGGTCGCCTGCCGCGCCTTCGCCTCTGCCGCACATCTCGCTGCTTATGCTGGCCTTGCGCCGGTAATTCGGCGATCCGGCTCGTCAATACGCGGTGAGCATCCCTCGCGACGGGGTAATAAAGCTCTCAAACGGGCGTTGTTCCTGTCGGCCTTCGCCGCGCTCAGGGATCCGCTCTCCAGGGCTTACTACACCCGCAAAATGAGTCAGGGAAAACGACACAATCAGGCGCTTATCGCCCTGGCGAGACGACGCTGCGACGTTCTGTTCGCCATGATGCGCGACGGGACTTTTTATACCCCGCAGGGGTCATAACATGCTTGACAACTTAATAGGGGCCCCCCCCGGAGAAAACGCATATTGCTCTGTTTACAAAAACCGTCCACATGCAGAGAATTCGCAATGTCCGGCGAAAATAGCATCGTAAATGAAGCATGTAATCGCGCACGGGAAAAATATGGATTTCCAAAAATCTGAATATTCTCCGCCGTGCAAAAATGCGAACAACATCACTTCACTAATCAACCTGACATGGCATACTTAGCACGCTAACTATGATAACAAACTAATACCCTAAAACTCATGGTTCCGGGACTGGTCGTGGTCCCGTTTTTTATTCAGCCAGCAGGCCATCCGACAACATAACTGCGGATCGCCTTCAGGTCTGTCAGCGCCTCAACCTCGGCTTTCATCTGCAACTGCCGTGTATTAATCTCCACTCCCTTCGCAAACATCGCCTGCTCTGTCGCTTCACTCAGTGCCATCAATGATGCTGCCGTCATTGGCACATCATTATTATCAGCATCCGTCCGGAAAAATTTCTCTGGCAACTTAAAACAATATCCTATATATCCGGCGTCTCCGGTATGTAGAACGTGAAGTTTTTAAAATTATTTATTTACCATTTAACTAATTTTTAGATCCTGGGGTACTCCCGTCTTTTTCATTGCCTCCACGAAAGCGGAACTAACAGAACCTGACCAGTAATACTGGAACCCACTAACAACGCCCTGATAAATCATGGTTTGTGTAGCACCACCTACGTTTACGGTGATGTTACCTGCTTTACCACCGGCTAAATAAACAGCAGCTGTCGGTGTAGAGTTCGTCAAAAAGTGAGAAAGTGTAACGACAGCCCCTACCAGCCTCCCTGATCCGCAGCTTGCGGCGTTTGTAATTGTACCTTTACTTTTTCTTCTAAAGGCCAGTCAGCGCCAACTGCGCCCCAGTTATCAACCTTGTCAGAGGATTTCCATTTATAGTACTCAGTTGCAATTTTACAGCCCATAGTTCGCCCAACCATTTGGCTCATCATAAAAGGTTTACTCAGTCCCAGTTTGGTTCCGGCGGCTCCCATCCACTGCTCACCTGTTTCGCTCTTAGCCGAAGAGCCTACCCATCCCGATGTTACCCCCATCTCATCTCCCCCTTCTGAATGCGTGGGGTGAGTGTCACCCCACAATTTAAATTCAGTAGAAACCAGAAACTACAACAGCTGTCGTTTACTTCTCCCGGAGTTCTTTAATCTCATGACGAAGTGTTTTAAAGCCCTCGACTAACAATGCAATTATGCCGTTGTAGTTAAGACGCAGACGTTTTTCACCAGATATAACGTCTGCGTCTTCAGTTACCAGTTCAGGCAATGCTTTTTGTGCATCCTGAGCAATTAAACCAACCGACGTTTGCCAACCGTCGGCAGAGTACTGTATCTCGTAAAGATAACCAGTAAGTGCCTCCAGACGATCTAACGCATTATCCAGTTTTACCAGATTTCGCTTGTTGCGTTTATCCGAACGGATCTGAATATCGTTAAATGAGCCGTTTCCGGTCACCGTCAAATTGCCATTAATACCACCATTAAAAGTTTGTGCCTGAGTCCATGTATTGGCAGTAGTAAGCAGTTCTGTTCCTTGCCCGGGGGCTCCTGTGTCTCCCTTCGGTCCCTGTGGCCCCGCCGGACCTGCTGGACCTGCTACTCCCGGATCACCTTTATCGCCTTTCGGCCCCGGCGCACCTGCCGGACCTGCTGGTCCAGCCACTCCCGGATCGCCTTTGTCACCTTTTGGCCCCTGTGCGCCTGCCGGGCCTGCAGCTCCCGTATCTCCCTTTGCCCCCTGTGGACCTGCATTTCCCGTCAGACCGGTCTCTTCCCTGTCGCCTTTCGGCCCCTGCGGGCCTGCCGGACCAGCATCACCTGCCGGCCCCCGTTCACCGGTTGCCCCTGCCGGGCCGGTGTCGCCACGCTCTCCTTTATCTCCCTTCGGCCCCTGAGGACCCGCGGGCCCCGGTTCCCCCTTTGGCCCGGGAGGTCCCACCACGGTGGGGATTCGGTTTACGGCCTCTTCCGCCGCTATCCTGCTTTGTTCCGCTGACTGTGCGCTTTCTGCTGACTCCCGGGCTTTTTCTGTTGCGGTCGTTGCATCCCTGACTGCATTACCGGCTGCACTTTCTGCCGTCTTTTTTGACAACTCAGCATCTGTTACACTTTGTAATGACTCACTGGCTTTTTGAGCGGCCGCAGAGGCCGAGGACGAGGACGCCTCCTCTGACTGCTTTGCTGAGGCTGCACTTTCTGCCGCCTGCCGGGCTGACTCCGATGCATCCCCTGCTGAAGTGTCAGCATTTGCAGCGCTCTCTTCTGCCTGACTGGCTGATATGCCGGCATTCCTCGCTGACGTCTCCGCCTCTCCGGCATTCTTCACCTCCTCCGTTACGCACCACCTCTTCCACCATCAGTTCAAAGCGACGCAGTGCCTCCGGACGGGCATCATCCTCCGTCATGGCACCGAGAAAATCATTCAGCGTACCGGGTTGAGAATCTTCATACACGGTGATGGTCCCGGCATGTGACGGCGGGAATCCCTCCATCAACAGAATAACGCTGTACTGACCATACTCAACGTCCATACTGTAACGCCCGGCTTCATCCGGATTTTCTGAGGCCAGCGTGTTCACCACCACCGTGGTACTGTTACGTTTTGCTTTCAGCTGGATTGTGCAGTTCTGTACCGGTTTTCCTGTGCCGTCTTTCAGTACACCAGAAATCTTTACTGTCATATTCACCCCACAAAAAAGCCCGCCTGAACCGGCGGGCTATCATGACACTGTGTTACCTGGCTAATCAGAATTTATAGCCGACACCCACGATGAAACCGTCAGTGCGCCAGTCGCCACTGCCGGAACCTTCATAAGCAATATCAATGGCCACGGATTCGGTCGGGTTAAACTGCACGCCAGCCCCCCACGCCAGAGACGTGTTGCTGTGGCGACCGTCACCACTTCCGGTCAGCACGTCGTGCGTTTTCCCCTTGTTGTCAGTTACGCGGAGATAATCCCCGGAGAAAGTCGACACACGGCTGTAAGCCACACCCGCCATCGCATACGCGCTGAACCATTCATTCACGCGCACAGACGGCCCCGCCATTACGCTGAACCAGCGGTTACGAACGGAATCTTCATGCCAGCGGGTATCGCTGTAGTGCGTTTTTTTCTCATCTTCAGCATTGGCATAACTGAAGGACGTAATCAGCCCCAGCGCGTCCGTAAACTCATAACGGTATTTCACGTTAATCCCGTTCAGATTATCGCTGCCGGGAGCGTTCGTACGGGCATGAAGATACCCCGCGCTCAGTGTGGACTGATGTTCAGACGCCCATGCAGGCGCACCGGATACGGACAGACAGATGGCTGCGGACAAAATGGCTGCACAAACTTTACGCATAATTACCTCTCGCTTTTCTGCAATAAAAAAGGCGCCATTTCTGGTGCCCGTATATGGGTTATAAAATTCAGCTGATACTGATGCCTGCGGTGGCTTTCTTCATCACCACAACCAGCAAATCGCTGATACTTGCTGTGGGATACCAGTTATTCACCAGCCATGCTGATACCGAAAACTCCAGCGTCATGTGACCGTGACCGGCAGGCATATCAATAACGCCACTGTAAATCAGCGTATTATCCAGCGCGGTACGGTTATAAATTTCAGCACCGTTTTTCTGCACTATCAGACGGCATGAGGAGTAAATATCAGTATGCTCTCTCTCATGCTTAGCGCCGCTGAATGCCACCGCCGGAATAACAATTTGCCGGTCAAAAGGCTGATCGTCATAAACCCTGACGGTAATGGTCCCTGATGGCCACCGCTCCGGTGCCCGGGAGTCCCGCGGAAAAGCCTTACCCACTGTTTTAACGAGATCGCCTTCAATCTGGTTCGCGGACAGTTTTCCCAGAACCCGGCAGTTCTCGTTAATCGTGACGTTGTTGAGCGTCCCGGAGTTCGCATTCACGTTACCGCTGATATCAGCATTTCTTGCGGTCAGCCTGCCCTCCGGCGTCAGGGAAAACGTCGGGGGATTGCCGGACGAGGTGATACTCACCGCAAACAGCCGCTTCAGGAACACATCGTTCATGAACAACTGATTCCCCTGCGCCACAAATAACGGCGTGGTGTTGCCGTCCTCCGGGTTAATCATCGCAATACGGTCAGCCAGCAGCAGTATGTTGCTCAGGGGCTGGCCATCAGTATCCTCAATCCCCGCTCCAATACCGGCAACATAGGGTATGCCATTTTTGTTTTCTGTACCTTCAGCGTGTAAAGTGCAGCAAGGTCATCATTTGTGTCCTTCTGCACGCGCTGTATCTGCTGTATGGTGGCGCTCTGGTCCTCCAGCGTTTTACTGACCGTCTGTGTGATTTCATTGCGGGTTTCGGTGATGGTGGTCTTCATCTCCGCCATCTCATCCGCAAGCTGGCTGTTGTCTATCAGCTCCCACAGCCCCTGAGCCAGATGCAGTTTTCCTATTTTTTCCCGAAACAGCCCCAGCTCCCCTTCTGCATCATTGCTGGCCCGGCCACTGGCCTCCACAAAAGCAGATTTCCCCACCAGGTTGACGCTGCGCACGTAAAACCAGAAATCCTTCCCGGGCTTAATGTGCGGGCCGGATACACTCCACTGACTGCCGGTCCCCAGATAACGGGCAGAGGTTTCCACCTGAGATGTGTCTGCGATTTTTGCCTCCGAAAACCAGAACTCAAACTGTACCGTCGGGCCATACACCGCAAGACGCGGGACCGCTGTTATCTGAAAATACCCCGGCGTCAGTTCAATGGTGGCGGGCTTTGCTGGCGCGTTAATCCGGAAGGTGGTGGTGGCCGGTTCGCCCTGCTGGCCATAACTGTTAATTGCCCTGACTGTCAGGGTGTATTCCCCGAGCGGCAGACCACTGAAACGATGCTCTGTATCCGCAGTGATAGCGGTGGTCACCAGACGGCTGTCTTCTCCGCTTCCGCTGGTCAGTCGCAGACTGAAGCGCACCCCCTTCACCACCCGCGGCGTGTCCCATTTCGCCTGTGCCAGATACTGGCCGTCAGCTGCGCTCACCTCCACCGTCAGGTGCTGCACTGCCGGTGGGATGACGCTGTTCAGGGAGCCTGACTGCGGCTCAAAGCGGGCACCGTTATCCACGATGGCTTCTTTTTCCGGTACGTGCTGCACCGCCGTGATGGCAAAGGTGCCGTCCGTGTTTTCCCGGACGGAGACACAGCGGAACAGGCGACGGCGCAGTGACGGCAGGGAGAGTCCCCACACCCCGTATGTCTCCACACCATCAGGCAGGGTACTGACCTGTATCCGGTCCGGCGCGGGGTGTGCGGTGATGTCCACACTCACCGGCTTACCGCTGCCGTTAATCAGGTTCACCGCCGATGTACCTGTCTCCGGCAGGGTAACCTCACGGTCCAGCGTCAGGGTGCGGGTGGCAGCATCAATGGACAGGACACGTCCGCCGCTCATAGTCCCGGCATAGTCGTTATCACAGATTTCAATAATGTCACCCGGTGTGTGACGCAGCCCCTGTGACCCGAGCGTGAAGTCCACCGTCTGCGTTTCCAGCAGTCCGGTCTTTATCACCCACAGACCTGCACGGTGAGCCTGACCGCGGCAGGTACAGCCAAACGCATCCATCTTCAGCAGGTTGCGTCCGTAGCGCAGTATGGCTTCCGGGTCTTCCACCAGTTCCGTGGAGGTCTGCCAGCCGTTCTGCGGGTCGGTGTAATTCACCTCCACCGCCGTGTGCCGGTCCTTCAGGGCACTGAAGCTGTAGCGGAATCCCACGCCGTTATCATCCACCACCACATCGCTGTTGGTGTACGGCCACACCACATCCGACGGGCGGTCCTGAACGAACGTCAGCGTCTGACCGTTCCATACCGGCATACAGCGCATCGCAGAGCAGAAATCACTGAGAACGTCCCACGCCTTACGCTGTTGTGCCAGGTACGCATTAAAGGTCATCCGCGGCTCGGTCCCCCCGAAACCATCCGGGACCGTCTGGTCGCAGTACTGCCCGATGGCATACAGCGCCCACTTGTCCACATCCGCCGCCCCCAGACGTTTTCCCATGCCGTAGCGCGGGTGAGTCAGCATGTCCCACAGACACCAGGCCGGGTTGTTGCTGTATGCCGGTTTCAGGCTGCCGTCCCAGATACCACTGTACGTGCGTTTTTCCGGGTCATAGTTTGACGGCACCTGGATGATGCGACCGCGGATATGGTAGTTCACCGTCATCTGCTGGCCGCCGAACTGCTCCGCATCCACCTGCAGCCCCACAATAGCCGTGTTCGGGTAGCACTGTTTCACATCGATGATTTCAGTGTACGATGACCAGAGCGTTCTGTTCTGCAACTGGTCCGTGGTGCTGTCCGCCGTTTCCCTGACCATCCGGATGTTAAAGGGGCGGGGAGGCAGATTATCCAGAATCACCGACGCAAGGAACTGTGAGGTGGTCTTGCCGTTAATGGTGACATCCTTTTCTGTCACCCAGTTACCGTTACGCTGTAACTGAATCAGCAGACGGACAGAGGACGGATTACGGTCACCCTTTGACGTGGTCTCCACCAGTGACTGCACCCCGAAGGTCACCCGCAGGCGGTCAATGTTCGCTGACGTAATGGTGCGCGTTACCGGTTTTGCCCTGGTCACTTCGACACCCAGTACAGTTTCAGAGCCGGAGGACTCAAAGCCTTCCGGTGGTGTCTGCTCCTGCTCCCCGGCACTCCAGACCGCGGTCACACCGTGTATCACGGGATTACCGTCCGTGTCCGTCAGCGGGGTTTTGTTCACCAGAATACTCTGCAGGCCTTTCACCGGGCCTTCTATCGGTCCCTCACCAATCGCATCAATCACGCTCATCATCTGCGTGGATTTGAGATTGTCTTTCGCCTCACGCGGTGTGTGCGCCCTGCCGCCACCTTTGCCCATTACATCACCTCTTACCGTGATAATTGTTCACTCACAAAAACAACAGGCACCTCACCGGGTGCCTGCGTCATGACGGAATAAAATTTCTGAATATCTTCACATTTTCACACACTGACTGTGGCGCTTATAATTTCTCTGCGTTAGTGTTTTTTTGCCCGGGTAACAAAAACAACTCCTTAACTCTAATCTTTGTCTGTCCCCGCAGCTCCGCGATCACTGCGGGATTTTTTTATGTTTTATCCCTGTCGCCCGATAACCACGACCTTTCCGCCCCCGCCTTCATCACGGGTGCTGATGTCCTGGGATATACGACGGGAGCCAACCAGCATTTCCCCGTAAGGCACCGGCATCGGGTTCCCCTGGGCAATCATGTTATCCAGCGAGGAAAAGTACGTGTTCTGTCTGCCGTTATCCGTTGCGCGGTAATCCGGTGTTTTTGCCTTCGGGGCCAGCATCTGGGCCACACCGCCCAGATGCTGGCTCCAGGTGAAAACAGCATCGTGGTGGCAGAAAAACCACCGGCTGCCAGGGCTGAACCCCATAACGCCATTGATGCCCCGGCAGTGAAGAAAGAGCCCACGATGGCTGCCGCCCCCAACACAATCTGCAGTCCACCCTTTCCGGCCCCGGCCAGTCGCGGCACAATGTGGATGACCGTTCCCTCACCCAGCTGTTCGTGAAGGCGGGCGTACACCACCTCCGGTGCCGTGTTTTCACCGGCAATACGTATCTGGTACCAGCCTTCGTTCATCTGAAGGCGAAAGCCCGGCATCTGCATCGACAGGGCGCGAATGGCTTCCGCTGCCGTGTTCACATACAGGCTGAGGCGGCGGCCAAATCGTTGTAAATCCCCGTGAAGGCAGATGTGTGCCAGTGGCGGTGACGCCAGACAGAATGCGTTCGTCGTTGCCATTTTTCGGAATACCTCTCCCGTTTACTCAGTTGTTCAGGAATATGGTGAAGCAGTTCACCGTTGCCACAGTAAATGGCGGCATGATTAGCCACCGATGCGCCGAAGCAGCACAGCAGGATATCGCCCGGCTGTGCAGAGGACAGGGGCACCCGGTAAAAGCCGGTGACCGCCATATTGTCCAGGTACAGGTTCTGGCCGTTGCGCCACCAGTCATCCTCGCGATGAAAATCCGGCATATCAATTCCCGCCAGATGGTATGCATCCCGGAACAGCGTGTAACAGTCCGTCACCCCGTGCTCAAAGCGCCGTCCTGTCAGATGTGGCACACAGCGGAATTTATGAATTTCCCCCCGGCAGACCAGCCACCAGGGCAGTGCGCTTTTTATCTGCAGCCGCCGGTCAGCCTCGCTCAGCCAGGGCAGCTCACCGGGATGACTGTGGACCAGTGCCACAATCTCCCCCTGCATCTCTGCCCGCAGCCAGTCTTCCGGTGCGATACGAAAATACGCCTCCGGCTCTGCAGAAATATTCACACAAGGGATATACCGCTCCCCCTCCGGCGTGCTTATCACGAAGCCGCACGACTCCGCAGGCGCACACCGCCGGGCATGCGCCAGAATCGCTGATTCAGTCTGTGTCATAAACCGGGATTTACTGCGAAAGTTTATTAATGGAAAGGAAACCGCCAAAATTGCCGACATTCCTGCGCAGTTCACACCCGCGCATGCACTTGCTGCATCTGTCCTTACGGATATCCGTGGTGGGTTTATCGAACTCATCCGCCACAGCCCCGCCCGTGTAACCACACTCATCAGAGCGGTAGGTCCACATACAGGTGTTCGCCAGCATGATACGACCGGGAAACAGCGCCCCGTCCGTCTCGGTCGGTGTAGCCAGCACAAACGAGGCCGTCATGGCTGTCAGCTGCGACATCTGCTCCACCACCCAGCGGTCACTCAGCTCCTGCTCCGGGTCCGCCTCCGGATTGCCCGCAACGAAATTCACCGCATCCAGAAAACGGGCATACACCCGGCGGCGGACCACCGTGGCCCCCACCAGACTCTGCAGGTCTTCCGCCATCCCGGTGACCAGACCGAACAGATTGGACACCGTCAGCGACGGTCTGGCACTGCTGCCCCGGCCGTTCATCTCAAAGCCGCTGCCGTCAATCGGGTATGCCTCATACTTACGCCCCTGCCAGGTGACCGGCTCCCCTTTTTCATTCAGCTCATTACAGAAAAAATACCGCTCACCACCCTGTACCGTCAGGTCGATTTCCCAGAGTACCACCCGCGGTGACTGCTCTGACTTAACCGACTCGTTCAGCCTTTCTTCGCGAATATCCTGCATCAGTTCACCACCTGCTCAATCGTACAACTGAAATCACTGTACCTGGCGTTATCTGTGACGCTCCACTCCCGGCATACCACCCTCACCGTCCGGTTATGTTTCGGCGGTCGCCACAAAAAGGCACGGTAACCACCATGCCACGATAAAAACTCTTCCAGCCATCGCCGGGTCGCCTCATCCGTCACCCGGAACACCGCCTGAAACGTCTTCAGTCGGGCATTAAGTCCCGTCGGGCGGCGCTGTTCATAACCGTCACCAAACCGTACCCTCGCCACCGACGGTTTCTCACTCACCTGCATCCCTTCACGCGGGACCAGATGCAGCGTTTTTATCTCAGCCACTCAGCATTCCTCCGTCACGTCGCATGGACAGCATCACCGCCTGCACCCGCTGGTCAATCAGTTGCACAAGGCTGCCCGCAGCTTCCGGCCCTATCTGGCCATTAGTCCCGTCATTCTGAATGGCGATATGGTAGACCGGGGAATACACCAGACCTGCACTGCCGTTCATACTGCCCACCGCTCGCACACCCAGCGAGCCATCCGCCGCCCGGGTCAGGGGCATAATGGCTTCAGGACCGGCCTCCCCCATCAGTCCCGCCCCTTTTGCAAAGGCAAAGTACGTGGGCGTATCCACAATACTGTTGCTGTACGCACTCAGGTTTGCCGAGGTATACACACCGCCTTTTGCATTGGCCACCGCACCGCCCAGCCAGCTACCAATACTGCCGATAAATCCTCCCGCTCCGGACATACTGTTTGCCGCCGTCTTGATCCCGTTGACAATCGCGGCATTCATAAGAACTTTTGATATTTCCTGCAGCACTGATGAGGCCCAGCTGCGCCATTCCACTTTATTTCCGTTCAGCATCTCCGTGATGTTATTCACCATCCCTGAGATACCCTCCGTCGCAAGCTGTGCTGCCTGTGAGGCGTAATCGGACGCATTATCCACCCAGTTACTGAATCCCTCCTGCAGCCCTTTCTGCCAGTCCGCACGCTGCACATCCGATTCGGCATAAAAGGCTTCCTGCTCTTTCAGACGTTCACTCAGATACTGCGCGTTCTATGCCAGAGCCTGTCTGTAAAAATCCTCACTGATATCCCCGGTCTGATACTGAGACTGAAGGTCCGCATCCTTCTGGCGGAAACTGTCGCGGATCTGCTGCAACTCCCGCATGCGTTCACGGAGCCGCTCTCCCTGCCCGTACCCCAGCAGTTCCGCTTCATTTGATGCACGCGCAGCCACATTATCATTCTTCAGGGTCTCTTCCCGGGACCGCAACTGCTCCCGGATTTTTTGCTGGTCAATCAGGGCCGCATTGCGCAGCAGTTCCTGCTTCTGCATCTCCGTCAGGGTTTTCAGTTCGCCCTGCGCAGTCTGGTATTTCAGCTTCGCCAGCTCTGTATTCTGCCCCGCCAGTGCCAGTTGCTCTTTCTGCTGCTTCAGCAGCCGGGAAAAACTGTCTTCCGCTTTTTCCGTCTCTGATTTTCCACCCCGGGATTTGGGTTTATTCGCCTCGTTATTGCGCCAGGCTTCCAGGGCATTACTGATATAACGTTGTCTCGCCTCCTGATACGGATCACCCACAAAACCGAGGTCATCCGCCGCATACCCCAGTCGGACACGCTCTTTTTCTTCCCCTTTCAGTCTGGACAGGGCCAGCTCACGCTCTGTTTTTGTCAGGGCACTCTGCTGTTTATCATCCAGAGTGGCCTGTGGCAGCCGTAACGGCACATTCACCAGTCCCTGCCGCTGCTGAAGCAGTTCATTACCCAGCCCCAGCAGACGGTTGAATTCCGTATGCTGACCGTTCATAACCAGCATGGACTGGTACACCTTATTCTGCTCTGCCGCCTGCTGACGAATTAACGCCACACGACGGTCTTCCAGCCCGGCAAGCACATCCTGAATGGACTGCGCTTTTTCCTGCATCAGTGCCAGACGGGACTGCTCAACGGCAAGCTGCTCTGTTGCCTGAGCAAGCCCTTCCGTTACGGTCTTCACCGAGGTCAGATGGTTTATCATGAATCCGTCACCGGTCGTCCAGCCCGGGTTCGCCAGAACATACTGATATCCTGCGATTTTTTCCTGCAGGGATTTCACCCGACTAGCCTGTTCATCAATCAGCCGGTTCTGCTCTGTCAGCGCCGCCCGTGTTCGTCCTTCATTATCTGAGGCTTCAGGCAAAGACATTGACGGCGTTTTATGCGCGATTTCATCTATCGTCAGTGCATACTGGCGCGCAGACTCCCTGGCCTGCTCCTGATTCTGGTACAGCGTGTACCATGCTGCAGCCCCCAGCATCACCAGTCCGGGTACGCCACCAACCAGCCCCAGCGCACCGCTCATCAGACGTGAGCCCACCGCCGTTGTACTGTTCAGCGCATTCTGGGCGGCGCTTCTGGCAGCAATATTTCTGTTCAGGCGTTCCTGTGTGGCCGCCAGACGGGCCTCTGCAGCAATCTGCATCTCCGTCCCGCGGGCTGCCGCCACGGCCTGCTGAGCACGGTACACGGCTGCCCTTGCCCGCGCCGTGGCAATCTGCGTTCCCCTGAACTGTGCTTCCGCCAGTGCAACTTCATTACGTGCAGCCGTCACAAGTCCTGCCGTGGCAGACATCGCTCCGGAGGCCATATTGCCAAAGTACCGGGCAACCCCGACGGCAACCAGCGCCCCCACAGCTGTTGCCACATTATCAATCTGTCCGGCAACACCGTTCAGCACACCGGAGAGCGTTTTTGTCACCCCGCAGGCCTCATTCACTCCGCCCACCCAGGCCATAAAGGCGTTTTCCACCTTCGTGATACTACCGGAAACCGTTTCCGGCATGGCCGCATATTCATCACGTAATATCCCCAGCTGGCTGATTAACGCAGGGACCACTTTATCCGCTGTCAGTTTTCCGTCATCCGCCATTGCCTTCAGATCTTTACGGGCCACACCCATCCCCGCAGCAAGCGCGCGGATCACCCGGTCGCCATTTTCGTTAACAGCATTAAATTCTTCGCCACGCAGTAGACCCTGTGCCAGTGCCTGGCTGAACTGGGTGATCACCGAACCGGATTCCGCAACTCCAGCCCCTGACAGTTTCAGTCCTGTCGAAATGGCCTCCGTCACCTTCAGCACATCATCAGCACTGTAACCATATTCACGCATCGAGGCAGCCGAACGGGCAAACAGGGCCGCATTATCCGAAAACGCGGTACCTGTTCGCTGACTGATATCCATCAGCACTTTCTGTGATGACGAGAATTCATCCGATGACTGAGATGCCTGTTTCAGACGGGCATTCACGGAACCCCACTCATCGGCCAGCGAAATCAGGTGTCCGGTGGCAAAGGCACCGGCAAATGCGCCAGCCATTCCGACAGCAGAACCGCGAATTTCCGTCAACTGACTGTTCAGTTCTGCAAGGGCGCGGCGCTGTTCCCGTGCGGCAGCAGCGGCATGACGTCCGCCATTCTGCAGGGTCCGGTAATATTCACTGCCCATACGGGACGCCCGCTGGATCTCCGACTGGAATGACTGTGAATTTGCCGAAATTTTGAGTGTCGTTACGGGGAAGTCATCTTCACAGGGATCTTCGGTCAGTTAGTATTACCGACATCCATTCACCAACTTACCGGAGATAATCGATGTCAAAACCCCGATGGACCATTGAACAGAAAAGGCAGCACGTTGCTGCCTGGCGCGCCAGTGGTCTTACACGTCAGCAATACTATGAACTCAACGATATTCCCTTCACATCACTTCGCGAATGGCCGCAGGATGTCGCAAAAGCTGAACGCCGGGCAAATGAACCGACCGTTCTTCCCGTTCATATC